GGATTTTAATTGAACCTTCTTCCCGAGAGGAACTTTGTCAATTCGATGCTTTTTGCAAAAATCTCCACACACAGCCTTGAATGAACAAGGCTTCCCAGACATGGTAGTTGCCTGACATGTTTTAACATGTGTTCTTTGTGTCACCACAGACTCTGGGAGTTTATCAATCACAACAACTTGTCGACTCTCTTTCTTTTCTTCGTGTCTCTTATAAGACATCTTACACTTCCACGTCGCATCAGCTAGATGATAGCATTTATCATCAGGCTCACTGAGGCGAAACATCTTGACCGCACTGGCAAGGCATTGCTGCCACGTTTCGTCACGAATAACTTGCATTTTTAGAACTTACTTTTTATAATTTTGAAACATTACTTAGGTACTCATCAAGCTTCACCACCAATTTCTGCGAGATAAATGTCAACATTTCCCGCAAATTCTGGACAAGTCTCCGTAGTCTTTTTAGTCACCATATCTTGTACATTAGTCACATGCTCACTGAATTTCTTAACATCTATTCCAGTCGCATTATGAATCTGTGATTTACTCGCGATATCCTTGAGAGCGTAAAGGTATGCGGCTGCATAGTTGGCGTGAAGAACGGCTATGACAGGAGACTTGTCCTGTTGAGCCGCAGTAGCATACCGCGCTGACTGTCGAACTAATTTCTCGATTGAACTTTTCATACCCCTGGTCTTGTTCTGCATCATCACTACGAGAATGAAAATTGCAATAATCAAATAGAAGTACATCTCTTAAGGTATCTAAAGAAAAATTATCACTTTACTTTATGGCAGTAGATAAAGATCTAATCATAGTGATGACCACTATCGATGAGGCAAAGGACCAGATGCCAGAGGGTAAATATCTCGAGACATGTGATGCTTTACGACGAATACATAAAAAATTACGAAGACCTTCTATACCACATCCAAATGAATTACGGATACCACTCACCAAACAGATACTATTTTTATTCACGGGAACTATATCTGTTTTGAAACTTCTTGAATCTGTTAAAAAGAAATTCAGTACCTAAGTTAAAAGTTAGACTTGTAATAAAATCATGGAATCAGTTCAAAAGCTCACCCACATAGAACATATTCTCAAGAGACCTGACTCGTATGTCGGTCCAGTCGACTTAAATGTCGAACCGTATTGGGTTCTCAACAGTAACAAATCACAGTTTGAGAAGAAGAACATCAAGTATTCCCCAGCTCTCTTGAAAATCTTTGACGAAATCCTCGTCAACGCAATTGACCGCAACTCTATGCACCCCAAGAATGTTTCATCCATTTCAGTCTCTATAGACAAGGAATCAGGTGCCGTGACTATCGAGAACAATGGACCCCTCGGTGGTATCAGTGTTCGTATGCACGAGAAGGAAGGTATCTGGAATCCTGAATTGGTCTTTGGGCATCTCCTCACAAGTACAAACTATGACGACTCTCAAAAGAGAATTGTTGGGGGTCGTAATGGTTATGGAGCCAAGTTGACGAATATCTACTCATCAGATTTTTCTATCGTGATCAAGGACCATGAAAATAAACAGACCTATACACAGAAATGGTCTAAAAATATGACCGTCTGTGAACCACCAAAAATCAAAAAACATTCGGGTGCCACGTCATCTGTTTCTGTGACTTTTGTCCCCGATTGGCGAAGATTTGGACTTTCTAAGATGGAAAATGCCATCTATAAGATTTTCCAAAAGAGAGTTTGGGATGCAAATATTTGCACAACCCCAAATTGTAAGGTCAAGTTCAATGGAGATGTTCTACCCAAACAGAACCTCGATACGTATGCCAAGATGCATGAAGGTGTTGAGAATGTGACATCAGTCACTGGAGACCGTTGGTCTGTGTGTATCGGGCCTTCAGAGAATGGTCTAGAGCAGGTATCCTTCGTCAATGGTATCTGTACAACCAAGGGTGGTACCCATGTAGATCACGTGGCATCCTTAGTTGCATCGGGCGTCATCGAAGAGATGGCAAAGAAGATCAAACTCAAGCCCCAACAAGTGAAAAACACCTTCAATATCTTTGTAAAGGCCACTCTTGAGAATCCTTCATTCTCGAGTCAAGTCAAATCTGAGTGCACACTCAAAGTACAGGATTTTGGATCTAAATTTGAGATGCCCAAAACCTTTGTTAAAAACGTCCTAAAAACGGGTATTTCAGATGAGCTTACAGCTCTCTCAAAGTTCAAAGAGATGAAGGAGCTTGCCAAGACTGATGGTGGAGCACGAAAGTCTAAGATTACTGGCATCCCTAAATTGGATGATGCAAACAAAGCTGGTACGGCTCAATCAAAAAAGTGCACCCTTATTGTCACAGAGGGTGATTCAGCTAAGACCCTGGCGGTTGCTGGCCTCTCTGTGGTTGGTCGAGACCATTATGGCGTTTTTCCGCTTCGAGGGAAATGTAAAAATGTGCGCGATGCTTCTGTGGCACAGCTTACAGGGAACCAGGAGTTCAACGATCTCAAGAAGATCCTTGGTCTCCAACAAGGCAAGGAATACAATGATGTTTCAGAGCTTCGCTATGGTCGTCTCATGATCATGACAGACGCAGATAACGACGGTTCGCATATCAAGGGTCTAATTCTCAACATGATTGACTATTTCTGGCCCAGTCTCCTCAAATTGGGATTTGTTGTTTCAATGGTCACACCCATCATCAAGGCTTCTAGGGGTAATCAAAGTAAATCCTTCTATACAGACTCCGCATTTCGTACATGGTATGGAAATGGACAATCTGGTTGGCGTATCAAGTACTACAAGGGTTTGGGTACCTCAACTTCTGCGGAGGCTAGGGAGTACTTCAAGAAGATAGAAGACCTTACCGTCAAGTTTAATACAGATGTAATGTCTGATAAATCTATTACCCTGGCATTTGACAAGAAGAAGGCTGATGACCGTAAGACGTGGCTTCTCGAAAGCACGGCAAAAGACCCCAAGGAGTTAGAGGTTCCTTATGGTAATGTGAAACAGTTGAACATTACTGACTTTGTTCACAAGGACCTGGTAAACTTCAGTCTTGCAGACCTCAAGCGTTCTATCGCACACGTTTGTGATGGACTCAAACCGTCCCAACGAAAGGTTATGTATTCATGTTTTCAAAAGAATTTGACCGCTGAGATGAAGGTTGCACAATTGGCCGCCTTTGTAGCGGAAAAGAGTGCCTACCATCACGGTGAAGTTTCTCTCGCTGATACAATTGTAAAATTGGCGAATGATTACACGGGATCCAACAACATCAATCTCCTAGAGCCGTGTGGTCAATTTGGAACACGACTTATGGGTGGTAAGGATGCTTCTCAGACGAGGTACATTTTCACACGATTGACATCTGAGGCTCGTAAGCTTTTCGATCCCAAGGATGACGCGATTCTTAATTATTTGGATGATGATGGACGGTCTATTGAACCCGATTTCTATATACCTACTCTACCTATGATTTTGGTAAATGGAAGTGAAGGTATTGGTACTGGTTTCAGTTGCTACGTGCCTCCATTCAATCCCAAGGATATTCGTGACAATATCCTCAACTTCCTTGATGGTAATCCTATCAAAAGGATGAAACCTTGGTTCAGGGGTTTCAAAGGAAAAGTTTTTGAACAAGATGATTCATGGATGACCCAGGGTGTATGGACAGTCATTGGACGGACTGTTAAGGTGACTGAGCTACCACCGGGACGCTGGACCCAGGATTACAAAGAACATCTCGATACCCTCATTGAAAAGAAAATCATTAGTGGTTTCACAAATAACAGTACAACTGAGAATGTGGATTTCTTGATCCAAGACTACAATGGCAAAGATGCTGTTAAGGATCTTAAACTTCAAAAGACTTTTCGTACAAGCAATATGCATTTATTCCATCCCACCAAAGGTATTCATAAGTATGAGACACCTGAAGAGATCCTAATGGACTTTATCACCCTTCGTCGTGACTATTATGATAAGCGGAAAGAGTATCTAATCAAGGTTCTTGAGGCTAAATCTAAGATGTGCGATTACAAATCTCGATTTGTGTCTATGGTCATCAACGGTGAAATTGTGGTATTCCGTCGCAAAAAGAAGGAACTCGAAGAACAACTTTCACATACATTTCCACTCATTAGTGGGAGTTACGATTATTTACTGAACATTAGGACTGTTCAATACACAGATGAGAGTGTTTGTGAACTTCTCAAAGAATCCGAACAGGCGAAAATGGAACTCAAGGCATTAACCTCGACAGCCCCATCGACTATGTGGAAGAATGATATTAAAAATATATAGACAATAGGTAAGTATGGGTGAAGCTGCAAAGATTTCTCTCAAGGCTATTGGAAAGCAGGATACGTATCTTCTTTCCAAAGACCCAGATGATTCGTTCTTTAAGGATCGAGACATGATACGACACTCTGAATTTAGGAAGTATCATAGAAGCCGTAACGTGATCAATCCCGGGCAAATATCTGGGTGGCCGTTTGGACAAACAATCAAAGTTCAATTCAATCCCCAAAACATGGGTGATCTTTTGAGTAACATGTGGTTGAGTATTACCATGCCAGGCCTCTCAGATTTTGGGGGTGGAAAAAACTATGCAGACCAACTCGGTCGACACATTCTTAAAAGTGTCACGATGTTTGTCGACGAGCTAGAGGTGGAAAAAATACATGATGATTGGGGAGTCATATATGATGAACTTTATTTAGAAATGTCTGAGAAAGTGGCGAATAGGTTTCTTGTTAATAGAAGTATCGGTTATGATGATTCCACGTTGGATAACTTTGACGACTATGCACAATATTCATCCGACCTTGTGATACCCCTACACTTCTTCTTTTCGAGGAAATACGCAAGTGATGAATATTCTTCAAATAAACCAAATCGTCCATACTTCCCAGTATGTGCTGTACACCGTCAAAAAATAGAATTTGAGTTGGAGTTTCATCCACAAACTTTTTTTACTGATACGGGAACCACTCTCTCACTCCCCGAGTTTAAACTCGTTACAGAAGAAATAACGGTAAGTCCGGAAGAACGACAGTACCTAGCGAGTGAACCCCAGACATTCATAACAGATATCGTACGCAGACATCCTAGTATAATCAGTGATGTAAATAAAGATATTATCAAAAATAACCTCGTACCGAATATTCCAGTAAAATGTATTCATTGGTTTTTAAGAAATACAGAATTCGAAGATGCCACTGATTCTACGGGGGGTAAAGCTTTACAAGAAGAAAAGTTTTACCAAAATCGTTTCAATTTTTCATCTAATGTAAATTTTGACGAGGTACAGACATTCTTTCATCCCATCATGAGTGAAGCGAGTTTTAATATCAACGGAAATAAATTACCCAACGTTTCAAATACAAATCATAATTATTATAAATATCTAATTCCGTATAAGAATAGACTTTCAAGACCTATACGTAATGTATACACTTATAGTTTCTCGATGAATCCGATTAATGTGGAGCCATCGGGGAACTTGGATTTTAGTCAGATACAATCTGATAAGACTTCCATAGAAGTAAAACTAGATACTTCAAGTGGGTCACTTGTTGATATAGTCAACAAGACATATTCACTTCAGATGTATTATACGGGATATCAAACCTATATTTTTG